GATGGTGACGGCATGGATGTGTTTATGGGACGTATGCCTGACGCCCCTAATGTGTACATAGTAAACCAAAATGACCCCGATACGGGTGCCTTTGATGAGCATAAAGCGTTTATCGGGTTCAATAGCGTGGGCGACGCCGAAAACGCGTACCATGCTGCATATGGCTCTGGTTGGAATGGTTTCGGCGATATACAAGTAGCCACGGTTCCGGGATTTAAAGAATGGATGGGTAACGGCGACCACACGAAACCTTATACTATGGGCTGGAGAACAGAGGCCACCAATGAAGGAACTGCACAATGAACAAAGAAATGGGTAAAAAAATTGCTGATACTATAACGGCGCTGAGTGTTGCTATGGACGAAGTAAAACGGGACAACAGCGGCAAATTTTCATCAGGTGGCGGGGGGGCAACCGCTGCTAAAATGCCAGCAAATACCAGCAATCAAGCAGTGCGCCTCCAAAGTATTATTAAAAACGGACCTAGGACAAAAAGCGAGCACGCGATTATGGCATCTCATTTAACCAAACAAGCATCTGTAGCTAGACGAAGCGGGGACTTGAAAAAGGCTGCTAATTTAGAGACCAAGGCAAAAGGCCATAAACAGAAAGCAACAGCTGGGCAGTGGTAATGGTGTTTAAAGCATCCAAAAAACGCGGGCGTAAAATGGACAAAGTGATCAGGGGTAAGCCTCTGATCCCATCGGTAGCCATAGAGGAATGGTATGCCAACCAAATTAAGGAAATGCTGGACAGCATGGCCGCCGATTACAAATCTGAGATAATGGCCTTAATGTCCTTAGAGGGGACCAAAGAGCATTATGCTGCCGATGCAAAGCTGCCTATAAATAGATTTAAAGCCGCTTTTATGAAACTAGCGAAGCGGTGGCAGTCAAAAATAGCTAAATTGACCGGGAAAGTCCCTGAGTCATTTGCCATGCAGGTGGATAAACATTCATTTTCTTCTGTTGGGTCATCTCTTAAGTCGCTAGGCATAAAACAGCCTAAAAACATTCCCAAACCAGAGTGGGAAAGCTCCATGGAGCTGGCCGTCCAGCAAAACGTGGCGTTGATAAAAAGCGTAGGCCAAGAATTCCACGACAAGATAGAGAAATCGGTGTGGAATTCTTTGACGTCTCCACAAGGAACCGAACAGGGGGCATATGGTCTAAGCGCTTATCTAAAGGATACCCTTGGTGCGTCGAAAGAGCGTGCTGATTTTATAGCAATGGACCAGACCAAAAAGATATTTTGCGAATTAAATAACGCTCGCATGAACCAAAATGGGGTGGATGAGTTTGAGTGGGCACATAGTTCGGCAGGCAAAACGCCGAGACATACCCACATGGATTTGGACGGGAAAACATTCTCGACTAAAGGTCCGGGCAGCGAATTGTACTACCCGGACGGTACTAGAGTAGACCTACCTAAAAAAGATGACGGTAAGCCGGGCCATGCTATAGGGTGTAGATGCCGGGCGATACCAGTAATTAACATATCTGACGATTGAGGTGTCATGATGCCATTAGCTAAAGGGAAAAGTGATAAAACATTTGAAAAGAATGTATCTGAGATGATCAATGCGGGCTACCCGGAGAAACAAGCGGTAGCAGCGGCATACCAACAAAAACGATCGGCGAGTAAAGATTCCGGCGTTACCATATCTGACAAAGATCTTATATCCAAGCTGAAAAAGATGTTGAATATAACTGAATAGAAAGACTCCTGTCAAGAAAAACTAGCGCCGGTACTTGACGCGGATTTTTCTTTATGATAAAATACAAATGTGGAGTTAACCAAAGCTGGGGCAACAATGACGGACACGGCAAGCCATCGCTCGATAGACCAAAACGGGTTTTTGAATGTTCGGTCAACACCTGTGTCCAGCTACGGCATCTTTGAATACAGCGCCGCCCAAGTAGGGCTACCCGGCGATCCTGACCGCATCGTCAACGTATATCGTCCTGAGTCATCATTAACTGATCCCGACACTATCAAGTCATTTCAAACCCTTCCGGTGATTGATGACCACGATCTTTTGTCAGGCTTTGAAGAAGATGATGATATCATGTCCCCCGAGGAAAAGGGCGTTGATGGTGTGATGACCAATGTCTCCTATACAGCCCCTTGGTTGATCGCTGATGTTAAAGTATTCTCCCGCCGTATGCGCCGCGCTATTGATAGCGGCAAGTGCGACCTTAGTGCAGGTTATGCATGCGACTTCATCTTTCAAAAAGGTGTCTTCCGGGGCAAACCGTACGAAGTTGTACAAATCAACATGCGCGGCAATCATTTGGCTCTGGTGGATGCTGGTCGTGTCCCCGGTGCTAAAGTGCTGGATAGCAAGACATTGATTTATGACTGTCTTTCTTTCAATAAAATCAACCCGACCAAAGGAATCGATATGAAACCAAAACGTAAATCGGTTGCGATGGACAATGCAGTAGAGCAGCTTAAATCACTGATCCCAGCGCTCGAACAGTATTTGTCCGAAGAAGCATCCGAACCGGCGCACCAAGACGGCGAAGAGCCGGTTAATGAATCCGCAGGAGCTGAAGGCGGTGTCGGCGGAGCCACCGAGGGTGACGAAGGCGAAGAAGTTCCTGAGGGCGGTGAGGCTACTGAAAATGTAGAATCCGCTGAAGCACCGGAAGGAACTGACCCTGCGGCCATCCTATCTCAAATTGTTGCTTTGCTTAAAACTATGGGCACCGCAACCGACGAAGAGATGATCCAGGATGCCACAGAAGGGCTGCAAGAAGGCGGCGAGCATGCCATCGGCAACGATGAAGGTGAAGAGGGCGAAGAAAAACCAGCTGTTGCTAGTGACTGCGACAACAACGGCAAAGCTTCACCCGGTCCGGCGTCAGGCATCCATGCTACTGGCGATGCTGCTATCCGTAAGTCTATCTACAAAGACATGGCCAGCAAGCAAAAATTATATAACCGCGTCAAGCCGGTTATCGGCGCATTCGACCATTCGCTTATGACTTGCGAAGATATGGCCGCATATGCAGCTAAAAAGCTGAAAATCAATGTACCTAAGGGATCTGCCAGCATTGCGCTTGACAGTTTCTTGTCCGGTGCAGAACGCAGTAAAGTAGCTGCTAAACCGGTTACTCATGCAGGCGACGCCGCATTCGGTTCGTTTGACCCTATCGATAACTATTTGAAAGGTAACTGATCATGGGCTTTCAGAAAAGCGTATATCGCCAGTATGTTCAGGGCTTCGTAGGCGAGATCGCCGCTGATGGCCCTGTACGTGTTAAACCGGGCACCTTGACTGCGCCTGCTCTTTCCACCAACGTCAACCGTATCGGTCGTGCGTTCGGCTGGTCAACCGACCTTCCAGCTATGGGCGGCACCCCTCCGGTCAACTCAGTAACACCGGCTGTCGGCGCGGCTGTGATTGTGGGCGGTGCTAACTACTACGGTATCTTGGGCATCCCTAAAAGCTATGCTCTATTTGGCGGAAGTAACGGCCCTTTGTCCCCCACTGTCGATCTCCCTGCCGGTTTGGGGGCAGAACTGCTGGATATGGGCATCGTCACTTTGTCTGTGGCTAACGGCAATGATACTACACAAGATGTTGTGTACAGTGCCCAGCTTTACTACTGCATCGCAGCGGGTGCTGCAGCATCAGGCTACGCAGCTACGTCAGCCAGCGATGTTGGCCGACTGTACGTGTTTACTGATGCCTCCAACAAAACACCGTCCTCAACTAAATGGCTGCCAGTACCGGGCGGCATTGTAACAACGGTGGTCACGGGAGTAGCATCAGTAACTCCGAATGGCACCGACAACCTCGACGCGGGTAATGTTACCGTCCGTGCTCAACTGACCCGTTAACAGGAGATTTATAATGGCGAATGTAAGTAAAACGCATTCAGCTTTGCCCCCACGTTCCATTCGGGCGCTGGAGCTGGAGAAAAAACACATCGGCGACGCTGCAGTACGCAAGCTGAATCAGTTGGGCATTTTCATCGACCCACAATTCGTGCGTGACCAAGTCGCGGGGCTGTACCGAGGCGGCAATGGCAACGGTAACAATAGTTTGGCAATGGACGCCGCGTTTACCCCGCAGGCTACTGCTTCATCCATCCCAACCCCGCTTCAATTCCTGCAGTATTGGCTGCCGGGTTTTGTAAAAATCATCACTTCGGCCCGTAAGATCGATAAGATCATCGGCGTTAACACTGTCGGTTCTTGGGAAGATCAAGAAGTAGTTCAGGGTATCGTCGAAAGTTCAGCCACTGTGCAGGAATACGGCGACTACACCAACATCCCTCTGGCATCGTGGAATACCAACTTTGAACGCCGTACTATCGTGCGCGGCGAGTTAGGTATTCAGGTAGGTATGTTGGAAGAAGGCCGTTCCGCTGCGATGCGTCTGTCATCCGCTGAAGAAAAACGCCAAGCCTGTTCCATCTCTTTGGAAACTTTCCGAAACGCAGTGGGCTTCTATGGCTGGAACAACGGCAACAACCGTACGTTTGGTTTCCTTAACGATCCAAACCTCCCGGCTTGGGTGTCAGTATCAGGGTCTACTTGGAACACTAAGACGTTCCTGCAGATCACTGCCGATATCCGTGTTGCTGTGGCTGCGCTGCGCACCCAGTCCCAAGATATCATCGACCCAGAAACTACCGAACTAACTTTGGTTCTCCCTACCGCCAAGGTTGATTTCCTGACCGTAACGTCTGATTTCGGCATTTCAGTTCGTGATTGGCTGACTCAGACCTACAAAAAGATCACCATTATCTCAGCTCCAGAGCTTAATGGTGCAAATGGCGGCGCTGATGGTTTTGTGTTGTTTGCGGATAAGATCGACTCGTCCGAAGATGGCTCAAGTGACGGTGGTCAAACGTTTGTGCAGGTAGTTCCTAACAAATTGTATACTCTGGGCGTTGAAAAACGCATCAAAAGCTATGTCGAAGGTTTTTCCAACGCCACAGCTGGTGTAATGCTGAAACGTCCATGGGCGGTAATTCGCTACACGGGTATCTAAGCTAAGCAGTTTGAAATAAATTCTGAAAGCCTCCTAACCGGGGCTTTCAGCATATGTGCATATTGACACTAAACCCAACTTTGTGGTATAATAAGGGTGCATGAAATAAAGTAAAAATCCATTGGGCTGTGGGGGCTAATGGATAACATAAATAGGACCACAAAGGAATAAAAATGACTGTATATGTATTATCTACCATGACCGGCGACGTGGCGTACACGTTTTACAGTGGTGACGCTGGTAAAGGCGACCTTCCGAGTGAACGAAAACGCATCTATATCCGAGGCGGTGCAGGTCTTCCCAGTTTGACCAGCGGTGTCGGTGAAATGTCAAAAGATGACGCTGGTCACCCGCTGTGGACATCGGAAGGGGTTGTTACTCCGATCACAGATGCGGCTTACGCGGAATTAAAAGACCATCGAATTTTTAAACAGCATATTGACAACGGTCACATCAAAGTGCTGAATAGCGACATTGCGGATAGTGCGAAAGCGATCGCGAAAGAAGTACGCAACATGGAAGCCCGCGATGCTTCAGCCCAGCTAACAGAGGCTACGGTGGGCAATAAGATCAAGTCTAAAATGCCTAAAGTGTCAACTGGCAAGGGCGATGACGAAGAAATCAATTTCGCCGCAATGCCTAAAATCAAATAGAGGTACTGAATGTCAAACGCCATCACCTTTAATGAAGACCTGTTTAGAGCGCAATGCCCAGCGTTTGCTGACATAACGGCATACCCCACCGTAGTTCTACAGATGTACTGGGATGAAGTGGGGAGTTTTATTGTTGATGGCGGGACCTACGGCATGCTGCAGGGAGACAGCACAGTATTGGCTATGAACTATATGGTAGCTCATTTTCTAGAGCTGGCCAAGCTAAATAAAACTAAAGGAACCAGCAAGCAAGGCGGCTATAAAACGTCGGCAGGTATTGACAAAATAAGTGTTCAGTACTTAGCCCCGCCGAATAAAGATCAACTAAGCTGGTGGATGAACCAAACCAACTACGGGGCAGCCCTTTTGGCCCTACTTGAGATTAAGTCGGTGGGTGGGTTTTCTGTCGGTGGCTTGAATGAGCGCGGCGGTTTTCGAAAAGCTGGTGGTATATTCTGGTGAAGTCAAATCTATCCGGGTCAGAGCAACTGAAAAAGTCCATGGACGAAATGTCACGGAAAGTCGTGAAGGTAGGTTGGTTTGAGACAGCGCGCTACCCGGCTGATGAAAAACGTGGTAGGGCAGGAGGGGAGTACGTAGCAGCGGTGGCGTACTGGCTCAATAAGGGGACCCCCCACATGCCTGCAAGGCCGTTTGTAAGCGATGCTATCATGACAAACGAGCAAAATGTTAAGACATTGGCTAGAAAGTTGATGTCAAAGGTCCTCAACGGGGAGTTGTCAACAGATGAGGCCATGGGGCAGATAGGGCTTTACATCGAGGGGCTGATAATCAGAAATATTAAGTCCCAAAACTACGAGGCTCTATCTGAGGATTACAGAAGGTGGAAAATGAAATTTCACAACGAACCCCAAATACTGATAGACACTGGCCTGTTGTGGCAGACATTAACATCGAGGGTGGAAGAAAATGATCATTCCGGGCAGTAACCTTCTCTCTGATGCTATGGCTTTGCTTGACACTGTAGATATCAAGTATTACAAAGATGCTGGAAGAGATATCAACGATCAGGGTGTATGGGTCACATCGTACGAGCCAATGGTTATAGTTGAGGCCAGTGTTCAAGCCCCCGACCGAGACACCTATGTCCAGTATGGTCTGGACATGCAAAAGAACTATTTAAAGGTTTTTGTCTCCACTGACACTATCGACCTGTCTCGTGACCAATCAGGCGACCAATTTGTGATAGGGCTGCCGGGTAACGAATATCGATACCAGCTTGAATCTGAGGTCCCTTGGTACGATTTTGACGGGTGGGTGGAGTTGTATATCGTGCAGATAGGTAAGGAGCCACTAAGTGCTTGATGCTGACCTAATTCGGCTGTTCCGCTCGACGCTTATAAGCGGTCTGGCGATGGTGGGGTGGGACTACCCGGTAGTACAGAGAAGTCAATCAACGCAACAAGGCATACCTACAGAAAATGCTGTGTATTTTCAAAAACTGTTTGACAACAGATATGGCATGCCCTGCATGGTAACCACTGCAGGACCTTCACCAACACAGAACACAGAAACAACAACGCAGCACATGGAAACTACTTTTCAAGTGAGCGCTTTAGTTATCCTAACTCCATCGATGACGGTAAATCAAGTAACCGCCAGCGATATATCAAACTATTTGGCCAATATCCTTCAGCGAAGAGATACAATACGCAGGATGTTGGCCTCAAGTAACGTTAACGTGCTTAGAATCCAAAAAATAGACAACACTTATTTTGAAGATGACAGACATCGCAACGAAGCATGGCCTACTTTTGAAGTAGTTCTTACGCACCAAACCGTAACCAGTGTCGTAGTTGATAGCACTGATAAAGTGGTGCTGAATGTATATCAAGTGCCCGACTAGGAGAAACATGTATGTCAATCGACATCACTAAGTATATCAACATCACGTCCGGTGTGGGTGCCGGGGCTGGCGTGGCGACGCGCCAGCTAGTAGGCCGTTTCATCACTAAGTCAAGTTTTTTGTCTCGGGACACCATCTTCGAGGCAAAAAGCGCACCAGCGGTTCTGGCTAAATTCAACAATGATGTCTCGTCACCTGAATATCGCCGAGCATTGGCTTACTTTAAATTCGTAAACAAAGACGTCAAGTCACCGCCGATGATGTCTTTTGTGCGTTGGGACACGACTACGTTCATTCCGCCAGTGTTTACCGGTAATTCAACACCGAAAACACCGACTATTTTGAGCCAGATCCAAGCAATGTCTGCTAATGCTGGATTTCAAATTACATACGGCTCTGCATCTGCAGTCTCCGTTCGATTTGATGCCCGCCCAGCATCAAGCTTTCTTGATCTTGCCCCGATCATCCAAACAGCTATTCAAACAGCAGCGGCTGGCATCTCTGCCCTTGCGGGGGCCACGGTTGTTTACAACATCTCGTCCAACCGATTGATCATCACCGGGTCGACGGGTACGACTGCAGGGTCGATCATCATCACAGCAGCTGCGTCTAATGATGCGTCAGTCCTTTTGGGCTTTGCAGATGGCGATTTTACGTCTTCAGCAGGTCGTGTCGGCGATAATGCTGTGCAAACAATGGACCGAACCACCAACAAGAGCGATAATTTTGGCTCATTTGCCTTTATCGATGCGCTTGATGACTGGCAGTCCTCTGTAGTGGGCAACCGCCCGCAGGACGTGGCCTTGTGGAACGCTGCGTTTAACAACAAATTTATCTTCTCCCACTACGTGACCCGCTCACAGGCCACCCAAGCATGGTACGCTACTTTTATGGGTATTGGCGGCTGCGGGTTCACTTTGACCCAAGATAATGGTGGCTCTCCATCTACTGACTCAGAGCTGTTCCAAGCTCAGTCTCCTATGGAGATTTTGGCTGCGACTGACTACACGGCTACCAATGGTACTCAGGGCTATATGTACTATCAGTTCACCGACCGTAGCTTCACTGCTGACTCAGAAGGCAACTTGGTTGCTAATGCCGGGTCTGTGGGGGACACTGCAGTATCTGATGCCCTTGATGGGATCCGCGTGAACTACCAAGGCGTCACTATGACAGCCGGTCAGCAGATCGCCTTTTATCAACGTGGCGTTTTGATGGGCGGCGCTACCTCCGCCACCGACATGAACACCTACGCTAACGAGATGTGGCTGAAGGACGCATTTCTGTCCAACATCCTCAGTCTGTTGTTGGCTATGAAAGTATCTGCCAATGAAATCGGACGCGGCCAGTTGTTGCTTAATATGCAAAGCACCATCGATACCGCATTGACGAATGGTACTATTTCTGTGGGTAAGCCTTTAAATGCAACACAGAAAGCATATATCACGCAGATCACAGGGTCGGACAAGGCGTGGCACCAAGTGCAGGTCGCCGGGTACTGGATCAACGCCACCCTATCATCAACGGTTAATGCGCAGTCGTCATTGACTGAATGGCAGTTTAATTACACCTTGGTTTACTCCAAGGACGACGTCATCCGCCGTGTGGTTGGCTCTGATGTGCTGATCTAAGGAGATATAAATGCAAAACGTAAGTGCTTTTGGTTTTGTGGCCACAGTTAAGGCTAGCAATACCTTTCCGAATGGCTTCCCTCTGACTATGTTCGCAGATGATGCTGACCCTTTTGATGTGCCTAGCATCCAGATTGCTGACAAAGGGATGGGTATCAACGGTGACATGGTTCACTGGTCAAAGGCTAATCCCATCACCGTTAGTTTTAACGTCATCCCCGGTTCCGAGGACGACGAGAACATGCGTGTGCTGTTCGAAGCCAACCGACCGGGTAAAGGTAAGTCCATCGCCAGTGATGAAATAAGTATTTCTGTCATTTATCCGGGTGACGGGGCAAGATCTTACACTCTGTCCAAAGGTATTCTGACTGATGGCATGCCAACCAATGGCATCCAGCAGTCACAACGTCAGAAGTCAAAAACATATAACTTTGCATTTGAGGGCATCACCTCGGCTTGACAGAAAGTTGTGTGGATGGCATAA